AAACTCTTGATTAAATTTTAACGTAGCAGCTTGCTTGTCTTCTTCCGTTGCATGATCACGTAAACTGCCAAGTACATCTTGTAACCCATGTGTATATGCTAATTTTGCTGCATTTACTTTCTCTTCTAGTTCCTCTGATTTTTTTAATGCTTCTTTACGTGCTTTAATTTCAGCAGCAACTTCTGGTCCTGCATAAGTATCAGCAACGGAAAAATCTGTTCCAGCCGCTTTACTTAATAGACCACGACCAGATGGTAACTTGGCTTGTGATTCTGCTAGTGCATCTTCATTCTTCTCACGTTCTTCTTTTAATCTATCTATTTTTGTTTTTTTTGCTGTTCCATCAGCACCGGGCATGCCCATCATATCGCCAAATTGCTTCATAGTTATTTTGCCAGATGCTAATTGCATTGCAGCCGTTACTATTGTTGCAGTTTTTGCTGTGGCATCACCAATTGCTGTTGCATACAATGGCATTAATTCTGTAGCTAAGTTAGCCATTTTCATTTGAAAAGCAACTACTGCATCAGTTGCTTTTACAAATCCTTTAGTAACTGGATCTTGTGTTTGCGCATTTTTTTCAGTTGCTGTCGCTGATGCATCAACTGCATCAGCATTATATAGCGCAGAAGCAGATACTTGATTCATAGCAGTAGCAAATTCGCTAAGTCCGCCAGCCATTTGATTTGCGTATGCTATTGCGTTACCTTGGGAGGCATTTAATGCTCGTTGTGATTCTCCTGCAGCACTAGCTCGTTTTAATGTTTCATTTTGAACTTGCGTGGCCGATTTACTTGAATCTTTTACACTATCAAATGTACCTTTAATTAAATCTTCTACTTTAGAATTTTGATTCATTATTACATTAGTTGTAGCGTCGGATATTGCTTGGCCGCCAGATGAAACATATTGTAAAAATCCTTTCTTGGCATAATCGGGCATAGCTGCATACGCTTTTATAAATTTTTCTTTTTCTTCAGGTTTTAATTGAGCCATAATATCTGATTGTAACGATGCAGCTTGAGCGTCTTCCATGGCTTTTTTAGCATCTTTACCAGTAATGTCAGCTAGTACTTTTAAATCTTTAGCATATTGAGCAGTCCCTTGAGCTAGCTCAGTATCTGTCATATTTTTTAAACGACCTGCAGTACGTTGATTAGCTGCATATGATGCCATTAATTCACCTTGTTGCTCATAACTATAACCTAACGCTAGCATCTCGTCACGTAATTTAACTCCACTTTTACCAAACGTAGTAGTCAGAGCCCCCATACCTCTGCTTAATTTGTGCGTCGCTTCAGTTACACTTAGTCCCATACCTACTATTGATTCTCGACTGCTACTAATAACTTTGCCAAATTGTTCAATTCCAATTCCACTTTCATTTGCAACTTGACGCATTTCAGTCATACCGCCAGCAAAACTTGCACCTGATTTAGCAAAATCTGCCATAACTTTAGTAGTCATCTGGAATTCAGCTGACATCATTTCGTTACCAGCTTTTAATACAGTTGTGCTAAGATCAATAACTTCTTTTGCTACTGCTGCCATTCCATCGACACCACGTTGCAATCCACCGCCGATTAACGGAATAGCCCCAACCAATGCTCCACCAAATGCAGATACTGCCTCAACTCCGATTTTTAATCCAGCACCTAATAGATCGATACTAGTGTTTAATAATGCGGCACCTACGGCGATCGGATTAGCCGCATTGTCATTAAAGTTTTTAGCAAAGCCCACTGCAACACTAGTAGCAGTTAATGCCAAGGTTGCGGCAAATCCACCTAGATTTTTTACAGTTTGTTTACTAGCATCTGCTAATTCATCAACTGCTTTAGCTCCTCTACCCGATGAACTTTTTGCTTCGTCTGCGGCACTGGCTAATTCGTCTTCAAGGTCTTCAAGTCCTGTCTTTACCTTAGACATAGCTTTTGCAGCATCTTCGTTGGCTTTTTTAAGTTTTTTCTCTTCTGCCTGCTTGCTTTTGTCAGATTTACTAACAGCCGCAAGAATAGCCTGCATCGTATCTTCTTGCGCAGCTCCCTCGACACTAACTTCACCAACTCCAGGAATCTCAATTTTAATTGCCATGTCTATAGTTCCAAATAAATATAGAGTAATACATAGTATATTTATGGAGTTCAAAACTGTATGAGTAATTCAATTGCAAACAACCCCCTTGCTAATCATTTTAGACAACCAGCAATTTATTTAAAATTGCCAAGTGGCGGTAAGTTTTATCCTCAAGGAACGTTAGATATATCGTTAACCGGAGAGATTCCAGTTTACCCAATGACTATCAAAGATGAAATTTTATTAAAGACACCGGATGCACTAATGAACGGTGCAGGTATGCGCGACATGATAGCTAGTTGTTGCCCATCTATTAAAGACCCTTGGAGCATACCATTAGTTGATTTAGATTCAATTTTAATTGCTATTAGATTAGCTAGTTACGGTGCCGGAATGGATATGTCTAGCACATGTACTCACTGTGGTGAAGATAACGAACATACTATTGATTTGCGAGGTGTATTAGACAACTTATCACCGTTAAAACAATACAATGATTCTAATGTGTTAAACGGTTTATTATTTAAACTCAAGCCACAAACATACAATGATTTAAATAGAGTAGGGCTAATATCATTTGAACAGCAAAAATTAATGAATGTTATTTCTAGTAGTGAGTTAAGTGACGAAGACAAAAAAGCAAGATTTCAAGAATCATTTAATAAACTAACAGATTTAAACATTAATACATTAGTTTCGTGTATTCAATCTATTACTACTGAAACAGGTGCTGTTGTTGAGGAACCTATGTTAATACAAGACTTTCTAAACAACACTGATAGAAAGACGTACGAAGGTGTAAAAGAATTAATCGAAACTACAGTAGTTGCTAATGCAATGGAGCCAGTGGAATTAGTATGTGCTGACTGTCACGAAAAATATAAAGTCAAAGTGGAGTTTAATCAATCAAGTTTTTTCGCATAAGGCTTTTGCTCCTATCTAACGAGGAAATCGAAGCTGAGTTAGATAGCATGGAAAAAGGAGCAAAAGCCTTTAAAGACGAAGCACTTAGATTATGTTGGTATATGCGTGGTGCATTGTCGTACGACGATGCTATGATGCTAGGGATTATTGATAGAGAGATTATTAATAAGATTATTAAAGATAATATGGAAACGACCCAAAAAAGTGGCCTCCCGTTTTTCTAAAACATAAGTAATCCACATTTTTAAGTAAAGCAGATAAATAAACATATAGGAGATTTATATGTTTATCGAAAACAAATATAAGCGGTGGTATGATGCAATTGTTAGTAATGCGCAATTGAGATCAACACCGCTTTCTTACAGTGAAAAGCATCATATCATACCAAAATCAATCGGAGGACAAGATAGCAAGAATAATCTTGTTCATTTGTCGGGGCGCGAGCATTTTATATGTCATTGGTTGTTAATTAAAATAACAACAGGTAGCAATCGTGAAAAAATGATATATGCATTAAATGGTATGCGACGTGTATCACGCACTCATCAACAAGAACGATATATTACTAAAATTACCAGTCGTGTATTTGCTAATCTTAAAGAAGAATTTAGTAGAATACATTCTACACGACTTACAGGTCGCACAATGTCTACAGAACAAAAAGCTAAAATATCTGCAGCAGGAAAAGGAAGAGTACAGTCGCAAGAAACTATAGATAAACGTAGTGCATCTTGTATAGGCAAAAAAAGAACAGAGGAACAGAAAGAACGTATGAGTATTGCACAACTTAATAGGAAGGAAAAAACTTTAGAAGAAAAATTAATTATTGCAACTAAAATATCAGCTAATCGTAGTGGTAAAGGAACAACTGCAAAATCCACTGAACATAAGGCTAAATTAAGTTTAGCAAATAAAGGAGTTAGTAAAGGTATTATGTCAGAAGAAACAAAACAAAAAATGCGTAAACCAAAGTCAGAAGAAACAAAACAAAAAATGCGTAAACCAAAGTCAGCAGCACATATAAAAGCTATACAAGAATCTAAATTACGTAAGAAATTAGCTAAGTTATTATAGTCGTTATAAGAGCAAAAGACAATTAACTACAATTAAAGAATGTCTAAAGACATTCGCATTTCGCTATCGCTCATGCTTTTTTTAATCTAATTAATTTAAATTACTTTGATACTTACTGTAATGCTTTTGACTTTAGAACTGCTTCATCCAGATTATAGTCATACTTCGCCCACTAAAGGCAAAGTAAAACAGAGCGACTTCATCCGAGTGCTTCATCATACTAACTAAAAGAGATTATATTCATTTACACGGAAGCGGTCGCCCTGTACTCCCTACTCTTGCTTCTTACGACGGTTGATGCATAATCCGTAGTTAGCCAAACTATGTCATCATATGGGTTGTATCTTTTTCACAGTGCCCAAATCATTCGGTTTTTACACCTAATTTTTATATTGTTGATTCGCTTTTTATAGCACAATACCGAGTCGCCATTCAGTGTGTAGTCTAGTCTACACGTTCCAAGTGCGGCCATTACGCGAGCACCATCTCCTCTGAATACAGAACTTAATCTGCAATAGGGCTGTTAAAACATTTACTACTTTATTACGGAGTTGGAATTTGTTTCTATGAGAGTGACTTGGTGTCTAGGAGCTATGTGTTTATTGTAATACGTTTAATGTTGTTGGTCAACTAGTTTTATTAATTTTTACATCTTTAACGGAGTTTTTACCTAGTTTAAGTTGTATAATACCATTATAGTTATCTTCCCTTAACAGTACTTCTTCCTTAAATTGATAATGCGCTTCCATATAGTTAGTTTCTCCGCGACTGCTACACAAATGTATAATTTCGCGTTTAAACTGTTCTTTGCCTAGTTCTAATATGTCTGCTACTAAACGACTTGATGAACCCCAATAGTCTTTCCAATCAGTTTCGATTGTTTCTAGACGTTTGTTCTTCTTGCCTTTTAGTGGTGGTCTTTTTTTGATAGTTTTAAAATATTTGCGGCCCACATAATCGTGTCCGTTTGTGATATTAGTTATTCTATAAATGAAGCCGTAATATTCACCGATATCCCCTGAATCAAAAGTTGTACCATTGTAGATCCAGGGATTATCGTATGTCATACGTTATTTATTTTGCAGCCGCTGCGTTTTTCTTTTCCTGAATTTCCGCACGACGAGCTTTAGTTAACTTACCTAAATCACCTAATGCACCGCGAGCACGTGCCGCCGCAGCCTTAACACCTTTAACTTCAAATTTTTCTGATTCTGAAACGTATAATTCTACTGCTGCTAAAATTTCTTCATGAATTGACATGTTTTACTTCTCCTTGTTGTTATGTGTATTTAACCACCGTACAGTGGGTGGAAATTTTTTTATTGCCTACAATTGTGTTAATAAGAATTCTGCAAATTTTTTATTGCTTATATATCCAGGGTGTAAATTATCATTACCTAAATCTAAATAAAATTTAGTACGAAATCCGTTATATAAATTAAGCCAGTTAGTTAATCCGTTAGCAGTTTTATATTCGGAATGCATCCTATCGTAAATTATAAATATTTCAATGTCGCTACGCAAGTCCGTTTGTATTAATTTCTTAGTTAGCTCAGTTAAATCCTCGGGCAGCCGGCTAACATCGGCATTATAAGTAAAATAATTGTCGTCCCAAAAACAAATACCGTTTACAAAATAAAGAGTAACATTTAACTGATTGGCTAGTTTGGTTAATATTCTACAATAATTTAATAATTCTAAAAATTCGTAATGTAAATTAGTTAAGTCAAAAAATCTATTTTTTATATTTTCTATATAATCTTTAGAGTAAGTAACATCTACTAAGTTTACTCCGTGCTCTACTAAGGTACACCCTCCTAAAAACAGACTTGTAGGATAGGTCTCTAATCCTGGGTTAACGGTTATTCGGGATGGTTCGGTCCAACAGACAAATGCAGTAGTTGGTCTGTGTGTAATTAAATCTTCTACAGTTTTACAAAAAATTTGTTTATTATTGTACCCACTTACTCCGGAATTTATTAAATTTAACGATTTTAATTTTGGATGAGTTGAGTGTAATATGTTAACCCACAATCCAGGGTCGGCATATTCTGACAATAACCCTACTCCTTGGGTAAATGAACATCCTGTAAATAAACAATTAGACAAGTTCGACATCTGTACTATATGATGTAAACCCGTTCTCTTTGGTTACAGTCATAATATTGTTAACTCGTCCCGCAAGTTCGTCTTTATGTGACACGAGCCAAATACTTTTCTCATGTTCACGCGACATCTTTTTAAGTATGCTTAGTGAACTTTCAACTCCACTACTGTCCATACCACTATCAATAAGCTCATCAATAAACAATAAGTTAATTGGATTGTATAAACTCTCCCACACATCACGGAACGCCCAGCTTAAACTTAGTATCAAGCGATTACGTTCGCCACGTGATAAGTTATCAAAGTCTAACTCACGCCCTAACTCTGTAATTTCGACACTTAAATCATTTAAGAACGTTACTGTGTGGGGCAAGCCGATACGATCTAAGTATTGACTTAATCGTGCGTTTAAATGCGACAAGTTCTGATCAATAATACGCTTACGAATAAAACTATCTTTGTTAGTTAATAGTTTTAACAAGAAGTCTTGATGTTCCTTTAACTTAACAAGCTCATTCATTGTAGTATAATCAGTATCCGCCATTGCAGTATGCGTCATTTCTTCAATCTGTTCAGCATACGGGTCGACTTCTGCAGACTTAGTTGCTAACTGCGTTTCTAAACTAGTAATCGAACCCTTGTGATGAAATGCATCTGCTTCTTTATCGTAAAAGACTTTTGGTTGCGCACCCAATACACCCAACTCAGTAAGTGCAAACTCTAACTCCATGATAGTAACACCATGCAAGTCAACTTCTATTGCGGCAACATCTAAATCAACTTTCTTAGCAGTTAGTACAGCTTCGTGCTTATCATCGTGAAACGCTTGCCCGCACGTATGACATTGATGACTTTCCAACGTAGCTATTTCTGCGGTTAACTTGTCTGCACGTTTACGTTCACGTTCTTGATCTGCACGTGCGCGAGTTAATGCTGTAGTTAAATCAGCAATATCTTTACGCTTTTGATTGTATGCAGTAAGCCCTTTATGTGCCGCAAGCTCTTGCTCTATATCAATTTTAAGCAGTTCTGTTAAGGCATTTTGTAGTTTTACTGTGTCATCTGTGTGCTTAGTAGTCCACATAGTTTGTCGACGTTTTAAGCTCTCAATTTGCTCTTTAATACGCTCGTTTGCGTCTGCAATCGCCTTAATTCTGTATTCTTCTTGCTGAATTGCTTCCTTAGTAGCACGACCCAGCTCTTTAAGTTTTTCTGCTTTTTCACTTAGTACAGTAATACCAAGCAACTGTTCAATAATCTCACGCTGGTCATTTGATTTAAGACTTAAGAACGGCTCGGTGTAAGTGTTAAGCGCAACAATGTGCTTAAACATATCGTGCTTCATGCTTAACAAACGTTCAATCTCGGCTTGCGTTTCTCTACTATCACCTTGACTCTCGTCTGTAATTTCTTTTTCTTCATCGCCCACGTAAAACTTCATTATGTTGGGCTTACGACCACGTTCAATCTTATAATCTTGCCCATTATGTTCAAACTCAACAGTAACTAACATGTTCTTACCATTAGTTTTATTAATTAAGTTATCACGTTTAATATTAGTTAACGCTTGCCCAAACAAACTGTAGCTTAGTGCATTGATGATAGTTGTTTTACCTGTGCCGTTACGTGCGCCACTATCATCTCCGCCCAAGTCAACATTAACACCAAGCACTAACGTGAGGTCATTGCGATCAAAATCCACTGCTTGCGTTGCATTACCAACACTCATGAAGTTTTTAACTGTAAGATTTTTTATTTTAAACATAGCTTCTCAATCATATTATTAATTTCTTTTGTTGACTTAAACCAATCTTTATAGTCGTATACTGGTATTATAACATTAAATTCTTTCTCAATGCAATAATTAATATAGCCTTGTTCATGCAGATCGGTAATATTAGTAATATCAAATGGCTCTTTATCTTTTATTGCTTGCATAATGATATTGGTATTTGTATATATCGCAAAATAAGATGAATTTGCTACTAACCAATCTCTAAGAGATTGATCGAGTGCCTCATGATTGATTACGGTCATGTTCAATGTATTGATTAATGTTTCTATAGTACTAATTGGATTAGTTATTAGATCTTCTAATTCTACATTTATTGTATTGTCGTCTTTATTCCATGCAAACGGCCAGTTGTGATAAAATAACGTAAAATTTTCTCTAATTGCATATGATTCATTAGCATCGGTCCAGTTTGCAGCTATATGATTGCTATTAGCGTCGACTATATTTTCTTCGGAGGCCTTTATCATACAAGTTTGATAGATAATCGGCCGTACAGCATTACTAATTACTAATCGAACTATTGTTGCATTTGGAAAATTTTTATTAATCTTTGTATAATTGTCGTTATTAATTCCGTTATCACATAATACTAATATTTTTTTGTTATTGTGTTCTACTGCAATAGTTGGTATATATACTAACGGATCTTTATAATATATTTCTGTATATTTTGTACTCTGATGACTGCGGCCAGTAGAGTCAAACTTAAACGTCGAATTATCTACTTTAACTGTTTCGTTTGCAAATTCAGTTAATATATGATATATAAAGTTTCCAAATCCGCCCGACGGATAACTTATTAATATAATATCGCTACTAGCAGTATCAAAAATCATAGATTTCTATAGATATCTAATAACAATGCTGGATTATAATGCTCACTGTTAATAGCTGTTAGTTGGCTTGTTACGATTGTATCGATACTTTCAAATTGAATATTGCCGAGCATAATATCTGTGCCGATATCAGTATGCTTAACTGGGATTAGTGTAAGTTCACGTAGGTTATACGTGCCTACAAATGTTTCTTTAATAAACGTTGCTTCTTCATACGAAATATCCACGTCAATGTTTACTCGACAATGCATGCCCTTTTGCAATAACGTATCTGGATTTTGCAGTATACCGCTTAACGTGTATACACGATACTTGGGTTGATCGGGCCATGCATGAAACGTTGGCTCTTCTCCCCAGTTAAGTATCATCATACCACGTTCGTCATCACCGGCATCTGCATAATTATGCGGAAACGCATTGCCAATGTATGTAATGTTCTTACCAGTTTGACGTTTATGAAAGTGTCCACTGTACACATGATCAATATGCCCAAAGTCTTCACGTCTAATCTCACCATGCTCGGGCATTTGCACCATTGCATTCATGTAATAGCCTGGCAACTCAAAATGCCCAAACATATACTTTGCATTGATCTTTTGTATCTTCTTATGATCATCCCCAACTAACCACGGCACAATGCTTACATCACCCTCTTGATAGAAATCATTGATGATTTCAATGTTAGGAATATGTCGTGCCCACTCAGCTGATTGTATATCACGCTTGTCGCGATAATATAAATCATGATTACCCGGAATAAAGATAACACGATCAAACGCTTTGCCCAACAACTCTAACGCTGTTAGGCTATAGTTTAACGTGATGATATTAATTGCCGCTCGATTATTATGATAGTCTCCAAGAAAAAAGCAAACATCACACCCTTCTTCTTTAGCTTTGCTAATAAACCATTTAATGTACGCAAGGCAATCTTCATTATGTTGCGTACTATTTGACTTTAGTCCTAGATGTAAATCTGTAAATACCGCAGCTTTTTTGAATAAATTCATTTTTTCCTACAATCGATTAGTGGTTCATTTAATTTTACTAGAATGTACCCTTTGAAGTCAAGTTTTTTGGCACATATTTTTAATCCATACTTAATGTTAAGTTTTAAATCTCGCTCAGCGGCACTGAGCGAATTATATATTCGTATTTCCCCCGACGGCAACGTAACTTGTAGTTTAATTCCATATTTTGCATATTGTTCTTTTTCTTTATCAGTAAACCCAGTGGTTGCTATTCTATCAAGTCTGGTTTGTATTTTTTGCTTATATGATTGTATTTCTTCTATACTCAATCCGTGAATAGCATGTTTCTTCTTTAATGTTTCCGCTCGTTTAATGATATGAGATTCATCTAAATATCCAAAGCCGCCTGCTGCATCATTATTGAGATTATAATATGTTGGATCATCTTTAATGTTTACTACTGTATCAAGCCATTTTTTTTCTGTTTCTAATACTAATTTTTTATTGTTCTCGGAAACATATTCTAATACTCTCATAGTAAAGTGTTGTGGGTTATTTTTATATGCTACCATAAAATCTTTGCCGGATCCTTTGTAATAATCATCAACTGCTCCGTAATGCGACCCAATATATTTCATATTATTAGTGGAATTTATCCATTCATATACATAACCATAGTAATCTTTTTTGTATTTCATATCTGCCAATCCCCTGTAAATGTATTTAGTTATAGGCGACTGGCAGATAAAATAATTTGCGGTTTATTCGTCTGCGCCGTGTCCGCCACCACCCCAACTACCACCGCCCTGATTCTGACGAGTGTAGCTTGGTGCGTAGTTGTTCATCTCTAAGATGTCGTCACGAATGTTTTGATTACGCTTTTCGATGTTTAATACACGAGTAAAGCTGTTTGTAATTGCGGCTGTATAATAGGCAAATGGATTGTCTGATTTACTTTCATCAAACTGTAGCCCAATTTGACTTAATTGAAGTAATGCTTGCGAACGCATCTCGTCATTATATGTATAACCACGCCAGTTACTACGTGTAGCATAGCGTTCACATAGTTTAACAAACATATGAGCTAACTTAGCAGTCATCTGTCCGTGATCTCTACTGAAGTTACCAGTTTCTAAATCGCCCTTCCAGTGACTCTTACCAACAATAACTGGTGTTAAGTCTTCTGTAACAGAATAATGAAAGAATGGAGGAAAATTTAGTTTAACGTACTTAGTAGCACCTTTAACTTTAACAGCGGGTTCATCGTATTCAGTTTCGAATAAGTCTTCGTCGTATGCTTCTTGTGCTTTAGCATCGGATTTTTTCTGTTTAACTTCATCGATTGGTATATGTTCCCACGTCATAACACGGAACACAATGTCTGTTACTGGAATATTTTCTACTGGGATTGCAAATTCATCTAATTTGCGTTTGTTGCCAAGTAACAGTTCGGCTTCTTGTGCTTCTTTTGCTAACCTAGTTGCACGTGTTGCCCTTGCTTCTGCTACGGATTTTTTGGTAATTGCACTAACATTTGATACAATAGCATCATAGATCATGACTTCTTTGTTAATGAAACTACAATATGCTAATTTACTTTTTGCTATTTCTTTTAATATGTCTTTGTTGTTGAGATAATTAATTTTACGAGCCACAGTTTTTGGTTCCTTTTAATTAGTATAACATAATAGTATTGCACTATACAACCTATTTATGCGGTTAATCTTTAACTGCTACTATTTCTCCGGCAATAAATACACTATAACATAGAGGTTTTATTATGGCAGTAGTATCACCAGATTTTAATGCAACAACTAGCTGGAGTGGTGGCGGGTATGACCCTAACGCACCAGTTGACACCAATGGCGGCTATGATCCAACAACAGGATATGCCGGCAATAGCAATACCATTGGCGGCCAAGGCGCAGTTACTAATAATGTAGGAACTATGCCAGATTACAATGCGGTGCAAGCAGGCGGCTACGACCCTAATCAATCTGCAGATAGTTATTATACTGCTGGTGGATACGATCCAACCGCACCATCACCCGCGGCCTCCGATAGTGTTGCAATTCGATTAGCTAGCACCGGCGGCCTTTCTGCAGGAGGTGGTGTAGGTGGCCCTCGCCAAGCAACATCAACTGGGTTTCAAAGTGCTGCAGGAGGAGATGTATCTGCATCTGGAGATTGGCGAGTACGCATCGCATTATCAAATTCGAGTAAGATATTTTACAAAGATACAACTAATTCATTGATGAAACCATTGAGTGAAACAAATGGCGTAATATTTCCGTATACACCAACAGTTAATATCACTCATCAAGCCATGTATAATGCAACTCAACTTACACATAGTAACTATGCAATGCAATTCTATCAAGGAAGTGAAGTGAGTGATATTACTATAACTGGCGAATTTACAGTGCAAGATGCCAATGAAGGTAGATACTTATTGGCGGCAATATACTTTTTCCGTGCCGCAACTAAGATGTTTTTTGGGCAAGATTCGGCTACAGGGGCTGGCGCAGGTAATCCACCACCACTTGTATATTTAAATGGGTATGGTGAACATTATTTCCCTCAAGTTCCTTGTGTGATATCTTCGTTTAATCATATATTACCAAATGAAGTAGATTACCTCGAAATACCAATAAATGAAACAACTCAATCTACTATTACAACAAATCACGGTAGTGTTCAGGGTATGGTATCTGGAGTTGATTATCCTAGTATGTTAAGTAGCAGTGGAGTTACAGGGCAAACTACTCAATCAACCTCTACAGTATCAACAACAACTACTAAAACTACACGCTTACCAACAACTAGTACAATAAGTATTACACTTCGTCCAGTGTACAGTCGTAAGAGTTTACACGAAAAATTCAATCTTGGCGATTTTGCAGCTGGCAAATTAGTTGGAGGATTTATCTAATGTCAACAGTACAATATAGCAAAACTAGTCCGTACTTCGGTACAACTATGTTTGGTAATTTTTTAGACATTGCCGTAGATAGACAACTACCTAAAGATCCCAGTGATGTATTATACAGTATCGATGCAGTATATTCAACTCGCCCTGATTTACTTGCAAATGACTTATATAGTGAT